CTCCCTTGCTTTTTCTTTATTTTCAGTAGATAGATTTGTAATATTAACAGTTTCTCTATTATTTCTTGCCCTTTCAGCAGTTTTTACAAGCTCTATAAAATCATAGATTTTCTTTTTCCCCTCTTCTGATACTTCTGAAATGTTTGTAATATCTGTTATTGATTCTGACTGAATATTATATTTTTCAATTTTTTTTTGTAAAAAAGAAGGTAGGTTCATTTCTCTTTCAGATTTTAATAAATCTATAAAGTCATCTTTAGGTAACATAGTTTCAAGTTTTTCAAGCATTTGTTCAGAGAGCTTTTTTCTACCAACATCTATAGCAGACATAGTTACAGCTGATATTCCTAATTTTTCAGCCATCATTGCAGCAGTCATTTCTCTGCTTTTTCTGAATTCTTTTAAAATTTCACTAGTTGTTCTCATCCTAACTCCTTTCTTTTAGTTAGATAAAATAATTAACTAATAACTTAATTTTAATAACTTAGTATAGCACTAAAAAAAATACTTGACAACTTTTAATTTTGTATTATAGTATTAAGTAAATAGTTTATAAGTTTTAATATTTTAGTTTATTTATTTTAAAAATTTATAAAAAATTAATAAAATTAATTAAAATTACTAACTATATTTATTTTATTTAAAAGGGAGGAAACACTATGGATATTAATCTTATTAATTTTTTGGAAGAGCTGGAAACAAAAGGACTATTTAAATCAAAAGTAGGGGAAATTGATGAAAAATTTAAAAAATTTGTAGATAGTCTAAAAATTTCTATTGAAGAAAAACAGATATTGGAAACTCTTTTTAATGAGGCAGTTGAAAATTCAAAAAATGAATTTCTGGAAATTGGTTTTCTCTATGGTAAAGAAAAAAAATAAAAAAATATGGCTCGTATATTTTACGAGCCTTTGACATAAGGTTATCCTCCATAGGAATGTTTGCAAGGTTTATAACCTTTGGCTTCTGCTTCTTTCCTTTCAATTGGAATAATCTTCTTTGCTCTTACTAAACCTTTACAAGTTTTAGTAGCATGGTACTTTTTTCCAGTTGGTGTAATATACACAATTTCAGCAAAAGAAATTACAGTTAAAAGCAGAAAAAAAGTTAGTATAAGTTTTTTCATAAAAATTCCCCCTTAAAAATGAATAATTAATTTTTGAATTGTATAGTTCATAGATTTTTCTCTACTCCCCCCAATTTTTTATATCTGTGGACTGTACTATTGAGAAATTAAAAATAAATGAGGTGAGAAAATGAAGAAAAAAAATAAATTTTTAAAGCAAAAAAAGGATAATGAAATTCCTACTAATGATATAAAAATCTCAGTAGAAAGAACTCATTCAGTTCCTTGTATTGAAATTAATGGACAAAAAATAGTGGGAATTCAAAGTTTTAAAATAGACTATCAATTAAATGCAAATGGAAAAATAGAAGAACATTTAATTTTAGATATTGGTCGTATATCATCCTTGAAAATAATTAGTAATCATTGATGATTGAATACAACAATTTTTCTTTAAAATCTAGTTTTATTTTTGGAACAAATAAAAGAAGAAATAATGTCATACCTATTATTCCAGGTAAAAATAAAATAACTAATTTTATAAAAGAAATATCTAAGGTTTCAATCATAAACCTAGCCCCCTCAAATAAAAAATAATTAATCTTTAAGTAGTATGGTTCATAAGCAACTTTCCCCAAAGTTCTTCATAACTTATGGACTGTACTACTGAAAGATTAAACTATTCTTGGGTTTCATCTGGAATATACTCAAATAAATCATTTGGTTGACAGTTAAATAATTTACATAATTTTTCAAGGGTATCAAAATCTAATCTTTTTACTTTATCATTATAAAGATTAGAAATTGTTGAAGTTGTTAAACCTGTTTTTCTTGAAACTTCAATAATTGTGTATCTTTTTTCTCCCATTAATTTTGATAAATGATTTTTTAACATTACATCACCACCTTTAATATTTTAACTTTTGTATAATTATACCATTGTAAAAGCTATATAACAAGTTAAAACATATAACTAATTAAAAAAATCATTTGACATCTTATATGATTAGTGTTATTATTTAGCCAACTAGTAATATAAAAAAATATATAAGTTATATAAAACAACTAACTTAAATATTTTAAAAATTTTTAAAAATTATTTTAGGAGGAGAAAAAATACGGAGAATAAGAAAATAGTTAAATTTATTGAAGCATTAAAGGAAAAAGGCTATATAAATACAAATTCTAACACTAATATTGAAAATACTATAAAAAAAATCAGCTACTTGGAAGATAAATTAACTGATGAAGAATTTGAAGAACTTCAAAAATTATTTTTTATAGTAATTGAAAATATAAAAGATGAATACTTTGAATTGGGAATGATAGCTGGAAAAGTAATGCAAGATGAATAAGAGCAAAAGAAAAAAGGGCAACCGCCAAGAAACCCTTTTAATTGAATAGTGAATGGAAAAGTAAATAACTTCTACAAACACCTATTTAACTTATGCCTAATTATAACATATTTTCTTATATTTTACAAGTTTTTTTCTCTCAAAGAGGAGGAAAAATTTATGAATTTAAAAGAATTGAATGATTTAATTGAAAGATTTGGAGATGTCCAACTTTTAGAAATCAAGGAAGAACTACAAAAAATGGGATATGCTTGTAAGATTGCTGGTGATAAAAATGATTAGAACAATCTATATTATCACAAATGAAGATAAAATAATTCTTTCAGCTTTTACTACTTTGCAAGCTGCTAAAAATGAAATTGAATTAAATTATTCAGAGTTTCCAGAAAATTTTAACATTGAACCTTGTGCATTGAATATTGATGCTAGATTTATTAATGAAATTAAGAAAGAAATGGGGGTTGAAAATGGAAAATAATTTATATTTCAAAGATGAAACTTCTAAATACATATTTTTCTTAGTTGAGCTAGGAGGAAAACCTCAACTTGATTTTCTAGGAGTAAATTTTAGTCATTATAGCAATAAAGAGAAGGCTAAAAATTGGTATAGCAAAATTAAAAATATCATTGAAAAATCAGAACATTCAAAAGTAGATGAAGCCATTGCTTCATTGGAAAAACTATATAAAGGAATGGCAAAATAAGGAGTAATAATGAAAACTAAACAATATATAGAATCTAGAATAGCAGCATTAGATAAATTAAGAAAAGAAGCTCTAAAAGAGTACCAAACAAAACTTGATAATGGCACTGATGATGAAGAATTATGGAAATATATCAGTACTAAAAGAGTTGAAATCCATACTTTAAAAGATATTTTAAAAGATTAGGGAGGTTCAAAATGTTAAATAGAACAGTTAAAGAAAAAATATTAAAAATAATGGAACTAGGGCTTGAAGTTAACAGCCGAGAAAAAAATACAGTGTTTATTCGTTTTTCAGGACATTGTGAAATTTTTGAAGTGAGTATACATAGCAAAGGTTGGAAAGGAGGACTAGGAGCAGATTTTTTTAAAGATATTTATTTTGGTAATTCATCAGAAAATGAAGCTAGAAAAAAATTAGATGAAATTATTGAAAAACTTGAAAAATTAAAAGTAAATTAAGGAGCTTTTTATGGCAAAAAGATATTACTGGCTTAAATTACAAGAAGATTTCTTTGAGTCAGATGAAATAAAAATAATTGAATCAATGCCTAATGGTGTTGTCTATTCAAACTTTTATCTAAAATTACTCTGTAAATCATTAAAAACTGATGGAAGACTAATCTTTAAAGATATTATTCCATATACTCCTGATATGTTAGCAAACATTACTGGGGTTGCAGTTGATACTGTAAGAGTTGCTATTGATATTTTTATAAAATTAGGATTAATGGAAAAACTTGATGATGGTGCATTGTATATGATTGCTGTTGAAAATATGACTGGATCTGAAAGTGAATGGGCAACTAAAAAAAGAAATTATAGAAAATCATTAGAAGTAAAAGAAAAAAATCTATTATTAGAAACTTCTAAGACAAATAAAGGACATAATGAGGACAATGTCCAAAATGAAAAGGACATTGTCTTAAATAAAGAGGACATTGTCCGACAAGAGATAGAGAAAGACATAGAGATAGAATCATATAATCATGATCATAATATTTTAAATAATATAAAAAATATAAAGAGAGATGAGAAGAATGATGATTTTAAAAAGATAAAACAATGGTTTAAAGAAAATGGAATTGATTTTTCTAAGAAACATGAAGTTAAAGTTTTAGAGCTATTAAAAAATAACTCACTAGATTTTGTTTTAAATACATTCCAGGAGCAACTGGATATTTTAAAAAATAAATCTGATGTTAAAAGTGTAGCAGCTGTTTTCTCCACTCATCTTTTCAAAGGAACTTGTGAAGTAAATGCCCAAGAACTTGAAAAGAAAGAGGCTGAACATCAAAAAGTGAAAGAAGAAGAGCGAAAGGAGAGTGAGAAAAATGATAATATTCTTAGTATTTTCTTTAAAATTCCCTTAGAGAAACAGGAAGAAATTGAAATGGAAATTCTTAAAAAACATAATATTAAACATTTTTCTGAATTAAAAACGAAAAGTGAAACTATGTATTATAGACTAATTAGTTCATTTATCTATGAAGAACTTAAAGAAAAAGGCTTAATTTAGAGAGGTGGTTTATGTCAATAACCAAAATAAATATGCCATTTGCAAAGTGGTGTGAAGTTCAAAAAAAATTTGAAGAAGTCAATGAAATACTTTCTGATGAAGAAAAACTTGACTTTGAAAAATATAAATATTGTTCCAAGTATGGCAGATTGTTATGTCATCTCTATTTAATAAAAGCTGGAACAAATAAAACTCTGAAAGAACCTGAATTTTATAACTGAAAGGAGCAATAATGCTAAGAGGGAAAATTTATAGCTACACAGACAAAAAAACATATAGTGTTGGCTTCATTGATTACAGAAATAAAAAAATAACAGCTATTTCAAATCAGCAAAAAAAGGAATTTAGTTTTAAAGAAGTTGAATGGCTTGAAGCTACTGGATACACTGCTGGAACTTCAATGATTTACAGACAAGACTTTATTCTTGCTGTACAAAATGACGAAGTTTTATCAGGAATTGTTATTAAAAAATTTGGAGCATGGCACTTATATAACAAAAAAAGAGAACTTAGTAAATCTTTAAGAACTCTAAAAGAATCTGGATACACATTTGTAAATTTAAAAAATTATAAAACTTATTTTAAAAATAAGCTTGAAAAAATTAAAAAATAGGAGGATTTTATGGGAATTATTTTAGTTAAAAACAACAAAGGTGGAGTTGGAAAAACTTATATAACTCTACAATTAGCAGCATATAAAGCATTGATAAAAAATAAAAAGACATTGATTCTTACCAGCGATTCCCAAAATGATATTTTAAAATTTGCAGGTATCAAAATTGAAGATACAAGCAAAGCTGGACTTGAAGATTTCATTGAAGGTAAAAGCTATAAAATTAAAAAATTAAGAGAAAATCTTTTCTTCTTACATTTACAAGGATATAAGATAAAAAATTCTTTTGATGAGGCTTTTAAGAGAGCTATAAAAATTTTAAAAGATGAGTATGACTATATTGTTATTGATGGTTCACCAGTAATGGGGTTAGATAATTTATTTATTGAAATATCTGACCATATAGTTATTCCAACTTTTCTTGATAGCATTACAACACATTCAGTGTTGAGTATGTTAAAAAAAGTTGATTTAAACAAGGTTAAGGCTGTTGTTCCAAATAGAACTGGAAGGACAAAACTTGAAAAAGAATATTATGATTTTTTGAATAAAAAATTAGGAGTACAAGGAATCCATTTAAGTTTTCCTATCCCACAAATTAGCCTTATTTCTAAATTAATTGATAAAGAAACATTGCTATGGGAAAGCAAAGCTAAAAAATTAGATTATATCAAAGGTATCTTTATAAATATCTGGAAGGAGATAGACAATGAATAAAAATTTAGATAATGATTTTAATATAGTTATATCTTCTAAATCAGAAATAAAAGAATTTGATTTCGCTAGTTACGAATTAAATGATGTTGAAATTGCTACTGTATCTGAACAAGAAAAAATATTTATGAATACATACAAAAAAATGAAAAATAATTTATTTGAAATGTGTTCGTCATTAGCATTAATTGAAAAAACTTTAAAACCTAGCAATTCATTTATGGCTTGGTATGAGTCTAAGGGACTCACAAAAGACTCTGTTTCAGTTTACTTAAAAAGATGGAATTTATATTTAGAGTTTCAAGATTACAAAGATAAAATATTTTCTTATTCAGATCAAGCAATAAAAATTCTAACAAATAAGGATCTTCAATATGAGGAAGTGTTAGGAATTTTAGAAAATGACATCTATAAAGTTAAAGAAATTAAAAAACTATTACTTCCTGCTATTGAAAAAAATAAAATGGAATTTCTTCCAGATGGTCAAAAGTTTTTTAACTTTAATAAAATTGAAAAAATGAAAAAAAGATCATTGAAGTTAAAAGATGAAGATAAGCAGGAATATAAAAAAGAACTTACAGAGTATATAAAAAAATTACAACAACTAGTGGAGGAAATATGATTTATAAAGATGATTTAATTGAAAAAGCAGAAACTACTATAAAAAGTAATAACTCTTTAATAGAAGATGATGTTGCTGTTGCTATGTTAGGTATTTCAAGAATTTCTGTAATGAAAAAAGAAAATGAAGAGCTTGAAATTTTTATAAAAGTTTTTAAAAGACTAACAGAATAAAAAGAACTTTATCAATTTTGCACTGCAAGTAACTTGCTCGTGTTGATAAAGCCCTCAGACAGTTTTATTTTACAGTAAGTTATTTGTGGTGTCAAGAAAACAGGAGGACATGATGCTAGAAATAAGAAAAATTGGAGAAGACTTTTACTTAGTTGGTGGAGAATATACTGCAAGCAGTTTTAATGAGGCTGTTGTAATAGCTTATAAAAATAAGAAGATAAAAGGATTTAAAGTTGACTGTATGGAAATTAGCTTCTGGAAAAAATTGAAACATAAACTTAACTTTCCTTTTCTTCTATTAGAAGCTTGGATGTGATTTTATGGATATTTTAAAATTAGCATTAGCTGCTCTTTTAGCAGAAAGGAGTGTTGAAAATGAGGAAAGCTCAAAAGACTGTGAAAAGACAAATAAAGATAAATGAAAAGAAAGAAATTAAATTTATAGAAAAACCTACTGAAAGTGAGCTTGATGCTTTAAGTTTAAAGACACTTTTGCTTTCATTAGAAATTGTAATTGGTAATCATCAAAAGGTTTGGAAAAATGAAAAAGATGGATACTTAAATCCTTACTACAAGATACTAATTGGAAGATGTAAAAACTTAACATCTGATATTTATAACAAATGCTATGACGATGTTAAGGAGCAAGATATAGAGTATGAAGATAACTTTTACACTAGACAAGTAATGACAGCACATGTTAAAGATTGTGCAAATTCTATTTGGGAAAAAGCACCATTGTCTTTTGAAGATAAATTACAAAGGCTTCCAGCAGGATTTACAGATACAATTCATTCCTGGAATGGACTTATTAAAAACTTTAAGTTAGACAGAGTTAAAAAAATAATTAATGAATTTGACATAAAAGAAGAAGTTCAAGAATTAATAAAATCATCTGAAAAATACTTAGATATGGTTGATAGAGAAATTATGAAAATTAAAACTGCTTAGGAGGATAAAATGAAAGAATTTAAAATGAAGGCTTGGTTGAAGAAAGAAAATAAAATGGTTTCTATTATTGGAATTGACTTAAACTATCAATATATTAGATACACTGATGATGGTAATCTTTTTAAAGATGACTATAAAATTGCTGAATTTAAGGATATAGAACTTCTACAATTTACAGGAGTAAAATCAAAAGCAGGTCAAGAGGTTTATGAAGCAGATGTAATTAAATTCAATGATGGTATAGATGATATTTATGGATTAATTTCTTATGATGATGAAGATGCTGTTTATTGTGTATCTTATGAAAATGTTACAGAACATCTTTTAAATATGGCAGGAGATTTTGAAATTGTTGGTAATATTTTTGAAAACCCAGACCTGCATGAACAACTAGGATACTAGGTGAGTTAAATGGAAAAAATTTGTAAATGGTGTTCTAACTATAACAAAGGAAAATGTACTATTTTAAATGAAAAACTTAATGTAGATCAGCCTCTTATATATTGGGAAATTTTAGGTATTATTGGACAATTTTTTGATAAAAATTTTAGACTTTATTTAAAACCAGAGGATTTGCAAGAGTTATCAACACAACTTACTAATGAAATAGATAGTTTTGTTGATGCAAAAACAGAAAATCCAACTATAGAATTTGATTATGAAAAACTAGAAGATTTTTCTTGTAAATATTGGAGGTAAAAGGAAAGGAGCTAAGTATAATATGGAAACTAATAAACCAGTAAAAAACGAAGAAATAAATATAATAAAAAGAGCAGTAGTAGAGCAGATTGAAGAACTTTACAATAAATTAATTTTAAAGAAAAAGGCTTCATAAATGGAAAAAGTTGCCATTTATATTAGAGTATCAAAAAAAGAACAAACTAGAGATAAAGGGAGTGATAGCTCCCTTAATCTTCAATTAAAAAAATGTTTAGACTACTGCAAAGAAAAAGGTTATGAAGTCTTAAAAGTTTATCAAGATATTGAAAGTGGAAGAATAGATGACAGAAAAGAGTTTAATGAACTTTTTGAGGCTATTAGTAAGAAAATATATACTAAAATAGTTTTTTGGGAAATTTCAAGAATAGCAAGAAAAATTTCAACAGGAATGAAGTTTTTTGAAGAGTTAGAATTATATAAAATTACTTTTGACAGTATTTCACAGCCATATTTAAAAGATTTTATGACACTTTCCATATTTCTAGCCTGGGGTACTGAAGATTTAAAACAGATGTCTTTAAGAATAAAAAGTAATCTTGAAGAGAAAACAAAAGCAGGATATTTTGTTCATGGTAGACCAGCAACAGGTTATATCAGAGGAGAAAATAAAATGATTATTCCTGATCCTCAAAAAGCACCTTATATTCTTAGTATTTTTAAAACATATGCTAAAAACTTTAACTTAACTGAAACAGCTAGAATATTCAATAAAACAAGAAAAGATATAGTTGAAATAATTGACAACAAAATTTATATTGGTTATGTTCCTTTTAGAAAATATATACAAGAACTAAATCAAAAAAAGAGAACTCAAGTAAATAAAAAAGATATAAAATGGTATAAAGGACTTCATGAGCCAATTGTTCCTCTTGAATTATTTGAATTTTGTCAATCTATCAGAGAGAAAAATATAAAATCAAGAGCTGCTTATGGAGATTATAAACCTCATTTACTTTTTTCATCTATGATTTATTGTGAATGTGGAGATAAAATGTATCAACAAAAGAGAAATAGAACTTATAAAGATAATACTAACTATGTTTATTACTCTTATTCCTGCAAAAATAGGAAACATAAAAAATCCTTCTCAGCTAGAATTATGGATAAAACTATTAAAGAAATGATTCTAAATTCAAAAGAATTAGAAGATTTGAATAATTATAATTCTAATGATATTGAGAAAAATGAAAAAAAATTATTAAAACTTGAAAAGAATTTAAAAGTATTAGAAAATGAGAGAGAAAGAATAATAAATTTATTTCAAAAAAGTTATATCAGTGAAGATGAACTTGAAAATAGATTTAAAGATCTTAATGCTAGAATTAAAATTGCAAAAGAAAAAAAAATTGAATTTGAAAAGAATTTAAATATTCCAAAAAATAATGATATAAAACTTTTAGAAAAGTTGAAATTTATTATTGAAAACTATGATGAAGAAGATGTTATAGAAACAAGAAAAATTTTAAAAATGTTAATAAAAGAAATTAGAGTAATATCCTTTTATCCATTGAAAATTTCAATTTTATTCTATTAA